ACAGCGTATTGACTACTCACCCTATCTGCAGGTACTGGCTCCTAGAGTAGAAAGCACAGACTTTGGTATTGTAGCTGGTCCTGGACTAACAGTAGTTGGATATGATGACAACTACAACATACCTCGCAGTGCTTACTTGTCAGTACAAGATCAAGCCAATGCTACACAACAATGGGACTTTGGTATTCTTGGTAACGGTAATAATAATTTTGTTGTTAGTGATAGAACTAACAGCAATCAATGGACATTTGGTACAGATGGTAACACAACATTTCCCGATGGTACTGTAATACAAGGTGATGGCAGTGGTATATACTACCCAACAAACGACGGATGGAATTTACATCGCCCTGACAATTTAGTATGGATTGGTTCAGGAACCAATGTTGCCTATATTGATACATATAGTCCTAATGTTAGTGTTAGAATAAGAACTCTCGGTGATCCAGAAGAGGGCCCAGGATATGATTGGATTTTTGATCCTACTGGTAACTTAACACTACCAACAAATACATTTAGCATTAATTATGCTAACGGACAACAAGTTCAGTTAGGTGGTGGCGCCAATTTAGGTAATTTTGTATTCCCTAATCCAACTAGCAACACAAGTACAATAACTGTTAATGACGGTAGTGATATTGTTATTAATCCAACATACGGTGGTACTAGTCCAGCATACATCAATGTTCCGGGTAATATCAATGGCCCAACTACTGAGCCACTACAAATTTATAATGGTTATTTTGCGGGTAATGCTAATGCAGCCGCAGTATCAATAGGTGCTGATGTACTTAAAGGTATTACTATATTTGGTGATGGTAGTGTTGTAGCATCTAATACTGTAACTGTCCCAGCTAGTGATAGTGGTAGTATCATATTCAGCAGTGACGGTACATCAAATAATGGTAGTCTAAAAGTTGATAGTGGTTATAACATGACTGTTAGTGCCAATAGCAACTTCTATGTTAAACAAAATGGTAGTGATAGACTTGGTATAACAAATACTAATACTGATTTGATGGCAGCTAGTAATGTTGTTATTCATGCAAACAAAGCAGGCACAGAAAAGAATTGGATATTCAGTAGTGATGGTAATTTAAGCACACCGGGAGAACTTATCATATACGGTGGTACTACTATTGATTTCCATCAACAAGTTGGTAATATCACTTGGGGTACAAATTACATGGCATTCAGTCAGTATGGTAGAGTTGAAACCAATATTGATTTCTTTGCTAATGCTAATACTATCGGCGCACAATACCTTAAAGGTGATGGTAGTAACATCAGCAATATCAATGCTAGTAATATCACCAATGCATATAACGATTCAAATGTAATTAGTTTATTGAGTGATTTAGGTGGTAATGGAATTGGTAATGTAGGTAATATAGATATATCAGGCAACATCAATTTTACTAACAACTCAGCAGTACAACAAAGTTCAATTGTAGTAAACCCATTCCGTACAATAGAGACTGTAACATTATCTGCAAATTCACAGAACAATGCTACTTTACTAACACTAGAAGATACTGGCAATGCAAATTTAAGAGCATGGCAAGATATCAATCTTAATACATATACACAAACAACCAACAACAATTTTAAATTTGATGCTAGCGGTAACTTAACTATTCCTGGCAATATCAGTGGTAGTGGTGCTAACGGGTTAATGATAAGTTCAAACGGTAATGTAACTCTTAATAGCAAAGGTGCTCAGTTTATATTTGATGCCCCGGCAGGTAATTTCTATCTTCCTAACCCAGGTGGTGCAATTGTTTTTGCTGATAGTTCAGTGCAAAATACAGCATACACCGGTAGTATTGCTGGTGCAAATGTAACTGGTCAAGTAGGTAATGCCTTAGTAGCAGGTACTGTATATACTAATGCACAACCAAACATCACAAGTGTTGGCACACTATCAAGCCTATCAGTTACTGGTAATGTCTCAGCTAACAACTTTACTGGTAACGGTAGCCAACTTACTGGCATTCCCACACAAACAACAGGTAATTGGGAACTTGTACCCGGAGTTAACACAGTGAATATTAGCGTACCTATAAACGGCACGTACTCTATATGGGTTAAAGGGAATATTCCAAATGGTATTGTTACATATACTGCTACCGCGGTTGTGACTAATACCAATGTACCGGTACTAGGTACTAGTTATGGTTGGTATTATGCAGCCGGCAATGCATTAGTACTTACATCGATACCTACACAATTTGTTGGCACATTAAACAATATCAGTAATGCTGTAGTTGCAACTACAACTGCCAATGTGTTTACATTTGGTATTACTAACAATAGCGGTGCCAACGCAGTTGTAAATTGGGGTTACACTAAATTATAAATAAAGGATGACTAATGGCATTGAAACAAGATCCACGAACAATAATAGATACAAGTCAGGATCATACCTTCAACCCACCTGTCACCAAAAAAGTAATATCTAGGACACTTGACGACAAATTTAATTTAGTGTGGAAGGCTGATAAACTAGATACTAGAGATTACAGATATCAATTAACACAAAAAATTAATCCTGATATAGTTGACCTAAGAAGTTATTGTAGTCCAATTGAAAATCAAGGTAATCTAGGTAGCTGTACCGGACAATCTATTGCCGGTGCAATAGAACTACTAAACAAACGCAATGGTAAACCAACTGATGTTAGTAGATTGTTTATATACTATTATGAACGAGTATTGCTAGGAACAGTTAACTATGATAGTGGTGCATACATTCGTGATGGCATTAAAGCAACTAATAAGTATGGGGTAAGTTTAGAATCATACTGGCCATATGATATTAGAAAATTTAAACAAGAACCAATCAATGAAGCAAAGAGTGACGCATTAAATCGTAAGGTAACACGATACGAAAGAGTGGAAGACTTTAATGGATGTATTGACGCATTAAGTAATGGTTATCCAGTTATTATAGGCTTCAGTGTGTATGATAGCTTTATGTCAATGAATGTTGCCAAGACCGGTATGATGCCTTATCCAAACACAAAGCGTGAAAAACTATTAGGTGGACATGCAGTGTTACTTGTTGGATACGACAAAAACAAAAAAGTATTCATTGCAAGAAACAGTTGGGGAACAGGTTGGGGCGACAGAGGTTACTTCTATATGCCGTTTCAAGTTATTCAGAATACAAATATGAGTAGCGACTTCTGGATTATAAAGTCAGTTTCAAACCCATAAAAAAGCCCCTTAAGGGGCTTTTTTATTTCATCTTCTCTAGCATGTAAGTTGTGAATTTGTTTTCACACATTGCCGGAATCTCAACGAACGGATCCTCTAGAAAGAATGGACAACCTGTTTTCCATTTACCATTCTTTTTAAAGAATTGTAATTCTAACAAATCTTTTTTATCTGCTGGATTGAATTCTCTACGAGGATTAAATGATCGGCGAAAGGTAGATAGATTCATGTTCATAGTAAGAGGGCCTAAGCCCTATTAATTATTCAGCAATAGCAGACAATACATCTTCTGCGGACACTTCTTTGCTTTTTTTGCCACGTGCTTTGATAGCATCAAGACTAGGCTTAGATGCTTTAACTTTAACTGTGCCTTTGTTTGCTTCTTTTGTCTTATCCTCAAGGGTATCAGCAATAGTTGCTTGGTCACTTGCACTAGCGAACTCAGGAAGTGTAGCGAGATATTTCAATGCATCAACCTTAGTCATCTCACTGGGCAACTCAACAAATTCTACACGCGAAGCTCCACCCTTAGTGAATTGCTTGATACGGCGAACCATGTCATCTGTGAAACGAACCTTAGCATTACCATTGTGAATAGTGATACCGGCGACTTTGAAAGTTTGATTAGAATTAGCCATTGTGTTTCCTTTAAATAAAAGCTAAGTTTAAAAAATGTGCCGCTAAATTCACAGCACTGTTATAATGATAACACAGATTGGCATTATTGTCAATCATTGTGTTACCCATTATTCGTTAAACGGTAACTGCTTCCCATGAACCTGTCAGTTCATAGGGCTTGTCCCATTTGCCAATATTAACGTCTACATAGTAGGCGGTGTTAAAATAATCTGTCATTGCGTCAGATTCATCATACCAATCCGCAGCCTTAAGAGCCTTGAATGCTTCGGTCATGAATTCCTTAGCAACGCCATCATAATGATCCTGAAACCAATATGGGTTAACTTGATCGTAGCCATTAGTGTTAGGCTTGAAGCCGCGAGCCACTTGATAAAAGTCATTGCCGCAAACACGATTGCTATTGCCAATAAAGTCAATAGTGCCAGATTTGAGTGTCAACACGATGGACATGTGATTACGGACACTCAGTGAACCTTTGACCTTGTACTTAGCCAATATTGGCTTTAGTGCTTGGGCAATTTTTTGTTTGCGTTCTTGATTCATGTAAGCCATTTTGTTTCCTTTTCTTTACTGTCTAAGATTCTATTATAGCACCAAACCGATTTATTGTCAACCTTTTTACGAATTGACTGTCCTAAAAGGGCTCAATTCCTCAGCATCAGAATGAATACTTTCTACTACATCATAGACAAAGAACACCGGAACATCAAGGACCGCGGAGATAGTTGCCGGATGTGTGCCTTTTTCAAGCATGTCCTCAATCTCCATATATAAGTCTGCCATTTTACTCATTTTGTATTACTCACATTAGATTTAAACAAAAAACCACACAATACTGTCAAGCCCCAGGCTTGGAGCCAAGTAACCTGAGAGACACCTTGAACAGCGCCAACCAAACAACCATTCCATAGCATGTAGACAGGCCAACTCAATAGAAAACTGAGGGCTAGAATACCTACAATACTAACAACGATTGTACCAATAGCAAGAGAGATTGCTTTCATAATTGTTCCTTTAACTAATAGCATGTTCAACCGGAACCGAAGTGACCTCATGCCAAAACTGATCCCAGTAAGTGTTACTGACATTTTCAAAACGAATAAACATAGATTTTTCTGCCATGTTAACTGAAGTTCCCTTCAGCAATTCCCTTAACAATTGACGCCTGCATTTACTTACAGTGGGTTCCCAATTGTCTCTGTTCGGACGAACATAGAAATATTGTGCCATTTTAAATTCCTTAAATAACAGTTAACATACTAGCAGGGACGCGCCAGTTTGTAGCAATGAATCCGGGGTTGTTCTCACGTACAATTACGAACTTACGATTTACCTTTTCAACATTACCAATCACAGTCACACCTGAGCGTGAATTAGTGAATTTTACTTTGGAACCTTTACCCATGGCCATTTTGTTTTGGGCCGCAAGTTGTGCTCGGGCAAATTTAATCGCATCACCAATACTATTCAATTCTTCACTAGTGAAACGACCGTGAATGATAGCAGTATTAACTTCTTTGATGTTCATGTGAACTCCTTTTGATTGAATAAGACTCTATTATAGACCCAAACTGATTTATTGTCAACCTTTTAGTAGGTTTCTTTAATGATTTGGAATTTATCTTCTGGATACTTTTCCACAAACTCCGGTGTTTTGATGTAGTCATTCAATTCTTTTGCATTGAAAAACATTTTGGTGAAAACACTGGTATGTGATCCTTTTGGACAAACCGTGAGATACATTGATTTTGCTTTACCTGCCATTTTGTAGTCCTTTAGTTAACTGTCTAAGATTGTATTATATACCCAAATTAATTTATTGTCAAATTTCGGTGCGATTTGGATGTTTAGATTTACGTTGATAGCCCGTTTTGGGCTTAGCAACCTTAGGTTTAAACGGGGTGTTCTCACAGAAAAGAACACGGTGAGCCCTGTGTTTGGGTTCTTTAACAGTGAAGGATAGTATTTCTCTTTTCATAACCCATATTATAGCATGAGTCTTATTTATTGTCAACCTAAATTTTTAAGTTCTGTACTGATGGATTCTAGCACATTGTCCCATGTTCCATTTGTCTGACGGAATAGTCTCATGCAATCATAGAATGGGCTATCGTTACGATTCATAAACCAACGCCAATCACACCCGTAATCAGTTAACATCACCCAAGTGGGAACTCCCATTGCACCACTCAGGTGAGGGATAACTGTATCAATTGATATCACCAAATCTAGTTGGCTAATTAATCCTGCTGTATTGTAAAAGCCAGTTAAGTTTTCATGGAATGTTTTGACATTATACTTTGCTAATGTCTCCAATATTTGTTCATCCACTTCATATGATAGACTAATAAATTCATAATCATCATTTGTTATTGATAATAATTGTTCTAATTCAATTCTACGGAAGCGTGATATGAATGCAATCTTATTTGGACTAGACAATAATCCAATTCGTTTTTTAGTCTTGGGGCCTAACAATTGTTTCCACAACTGTTTCATACCTTCATCTACATCTAAATAAGGAGTAGAATAAGGGATCGTATCAATGGTTGTACTAAAACATTTTGGTATATCCATCAATGCAACATGATAGTGATATGGTGGTATCTGTGCGTCAGCATTTAGTACAGTCAAGTCAGGCAAGTTATATTTAAACAAATCATACAATTGTGGTTTGGTTATAACTGTTACTTCTGCACCCTTGTCTTTTAATTGTTTTGCAAAACGAATAAATTGAACACTATCACCAAATCCCTGTTCATAGTATACGAGAACTTTCTTACCTATAATATCTTGTGATCCATCATATTCTGGCCCGGGCAAGTTAGGCTTAAGGCTTATGTCGCTTTGATAATACCAACGTGCTTCATACTTCTTCCAACCTTCAATCAAATCACCTTTCATTAAATGACTAACTGATTCGTTTAACTCATAGTTAACATTATTAGGAGTGAGACCTTGTGCTATTTGTAAAAAAGGAATAGCAAGTTCAGGTAATCCAAACTCACGCAAGGTGTTGCCGTAATTACTGTATGCTGTTGAATGTTTGGGGTCGAGAGCAAAGGTGTGTGCAAATGTAATTAATGCTTCCCTATAATGTCCCAAACTGCGTAATGCTGTTCCTCTACTTAGCCAACTTTCAACATAGTTATGACTGCATGGTAATTCAAAGCATTCTAATGCTTCTACATCTCTACCTAACTGTGATAGTGTAATGCCAAGATTATGCCACACTATATAATTCTGTGGCTCTTGTTCTAAAAATCTTCTGTAACATTCACTGGCTTCGTGATACTCTTTAGCCATGTAGTGAATGTTACCTTGTTCAAAGTCGTTCATTCTATCGTAAAATTAACTTGTTTAACTTTCTTGATAGTGAAGCTACGCCACTCTTTTTTCTCTAAATCAAATACACGCATACTTGTAGCTGATTCTTTGCGTGGTTTTGCATCCTCTTTGATTTCAACCTTAGGTAATTGGTTTGGCACTAGAGTACATTTCATTACACGCTCAGTACCATCTGATTTGGTGAATGTCACTGTACCTTCACTTACTCGCAACATACCACTTAACCATTCAGTAAACTTGTCCCAATCTTTATCGGTCCATTCTGTGGTGATGTTCATTTTGTCATTCCTAAAATAGTTTTTGCTCTAGCAACGAGTTCATCATCACTATCATCAAAAGTGTAACCTTCTTCAATTAACTTAAGAGTGTAGTATTTGTTGAAGAACAATCCAAATACTACTGCGGTGATAATCCAAAAGGGCAAAGTTAACACATGAATGATTAAACATATTAGTGTGATTAGCAATTCACCTCGATATAGAGGAACTAACCATCCCATATTAAAGATACCTAATAAAAAGTAGCTGTAACTAAAACCTATGTATCCATCTTTAGTGATACCGGTTTTCTTGTTTATCATTTTAATTGCAGTTGTCATTATGTCATCATCCTTATTAATCCTATACTATCAATGGACACTAGCAGTAGATAGTTAGCCAGCATGCCAAAAGATTTCCTAGTCCAACTAGCCCAAGCATACAAAGCACAACCAGTAATCCAAATGGGATAAAGAGCAAGAAGCGGAGGAGTGGGGACTGTAACCGCCATAGTAATACTGCATCCAATACTAATAGCCCATGCAAGAAGCTCAATAGCAAAGCGAATTCTGTTAGACTTAAAGTCATCTTTTATCCACGAAAAAATACCATAAAAAATATCGTTCATACGTGTATTATAACATAATGAACGATATTGTACAAGTTACTTTGGTCACTGATTACAGGTTCGTGTACGAGTAATAGTGCCATCTGAGTTTTGTGTTTCAGTCCATGGGGTACAGTTTTGATTTTGTTGAACTATAACAGGCTGTTGTTGCTGTACAACTACTGGAGGTTGCTGAACAACTACTGGTCGATTATAGATATCATAAATTACTGCTCCAGCTAGTGCGCCGCCGAGTACAGGTCCCCAGCCCCAACCACCGCCACGATAACCACCGTGACCATAATGTCCGTGATGACCATAATGCTGTGCTGATGCTGAACCAGCTAGTAAAATCAATGATATTGCTAATATAACTTTTTTCATAACTATCTCCTGTGTTATACTTATATAACGTGTCAGACCAATGATTCGTTGACACGGTGACTGTCGATTGCCTCTTGTAAAACAAACTCTATCATCTTATTTAGTGTAATGTCACGCTTGTGCGCTTCCTTGGCTAAATGAAGTATTAGGTCATCATCCAAATCAACTTCTATTTGTACACGGGTATCCCAATACTCACCGTTGAACATTGCTTTTGCTTTTTCTAGGAAATCTTCTTCTACATCCAGATCAATCCACTTAACATCATCCCATGCCTGATCGGGATCGACATTGCGTTCTGTTGCTTCATTAAGGTAAGCATCTTTAAACAAAGCATTTGTCCAACGATAGGGCTTATCATAGCGTTCGTCATTGGGCCAAGCATCACGTTTAAGTGAGGCGTCAGCCTGGTATACAGTTTGATCTACAGTACTATACAATACACTAACGTGACCATAGTCACTTTCATAGTCTAAGAATCGTGCATCAGGAAAGCATTGCCATTGATATTCAGAACCACCGGTGATTTGGTGATTCATTGCTTCGTTAATCTGGTTCAATTTCATGTGTGTCTTTCAAAATTTTAATACATTGTTTTTTGATATGTTCCGGAATAGAATGTAACCGTAATAATATCTCACATTTATAACTAACAGTAATAGTTGGTTCTTCGATTTCAGGTTCTTCTAAAATCATCCAACCAAAGATCACTATTGCTATGATTATAGCAAGAATTCTCTTAACTGTCAACTCATATTTTTCCCAAAGACTCATATCGTTATTTATGAGTCCTCTGAGATATTGCTAATTAATCACCCGAATCAATTTGATATCTGTCACCGCAATGTTTACAAGTGTAGCCGGTCAAGCATCTGCCGTCTGATTTGGTTGTGTAATGATGGTTGCACGGTGCACCTTCGGCATTCAATCGTACTTCACCCTTAGGGGATCCATACATATACTGTCCACCGCAGTTATGACAACCACGTTGTGTCTTATCTTTATTCCAAGAATAAGCTTTTTCTTGTTCCGTCAAATTGACATAACAAGTCCCGTTACATACAGGACATACTCCATATCCATCTCTCATACTAAAATCCATCCTTTAAAATTATTGCCAGACCCATCACAATGACGGGTAACATTACGATAATCAAGTTAGTAATTGCTTGCATTATTTTACTCCAAATGTGTTCAATGCTGGTTGCAATGTGTTAATCAATAGTGTTTCACGCTCATGAGCAGGGCGCTTGCCACGCACAACTTCCAACTTACCGAACACAAAACGCTCGGCACCACGCTCACGCAAAGCACGAGACAGGCCCCAGTTTTTGTTCTCAGTCATAGCCCGTTGCATATGTTTTTGCATACGACGGCGTAGTGTCAAAAACACATTGCCTTTGTATGAAAGAGCAGTCAAACCAATGTAGTACTCAAGTGTTACAGTATCTTGGATAAAGTA